GTATTAGGTGATAGTGTAAACTTAGCGGCAAGACTAGAAGCACAAACAAAAGAGTACGGTGTGTTCTTTATGTTTACAGAGCATACATTAAAACAAATTACCTCACCTGAAAATTTAACTATGCTAGATAAAATTGCAGTAAAAGGCCAAACAGCACCTGTAACAATTTACACTATACTAAATGATCACAAGTATGCTAGAGTGGTAAACAGAATGATAGATGCATACCAAAACAGAGAGTGGGCAACTTGTTCAAATCAAATAGAGATTATAAAAGATCATGCATGGAATGATACACTTGCAGAACTATATGCAGAAAGAATTAAAAAACCAATGCCTGTAGGTGATTGGGACGGTGTAGAAAGGAAAACTTCAAAATGAAAACACTAGAAATTAATAAAAACAATTCGGTTACACAACCTTTTGATTATCTATTAATAGAAAACTTTGCACCTATGATACAAGACCAAAGTATATATGATGAATATATGCAAAGTCATAATGTAACAAATGAATATCCTGAACTATCAAGTCTTTCTTCACATCTTATAGAAGATGAACTGCAAGTAAATAAATTATCTATAATAAAAAATGTAAACAAGATGTGGGATTTAAATGTATGTGATATTTACATGGGTATTAATAGTTTTAATAAAAAAGGACATGGTTTAAGACCACATAATGATTTTCATGAAGTAGATAGAATACCTGTTAGGGGAATACTTTATTGTAATCCTATTAAAAAGTTTGGCACAAATATCCATACTTCAGACGACTCTGATCCATTAAAGGAAATAGGTGGAGGCCCTGGAGATTTATTGCTTATAAAAGTGGCAGAAAATAGTTGGCATAGTACGGTTATGATACAAGAAGATTGTGAAGATCGTCTTACTATTAATATGTTTTTTGTAAATGAAATAGAAGACGACACTAATTTTAGTGCAAATGAATAAATAGTAGTATGAAAAAGTTCTTACACAATATAACACAGAAAACCAAATCCGCACTAGCATGGCTATGGCAAAAAACTAAAGTTGTTGCTAAAATTACAGGCTCACTGTTATTAAAGTTATGGAAAGCAATACTTAGACTTTGGTTTAAAATATTTTACGAAGAATATGAACTTACAGTTTGGTATCTAAAAGATTCTGAAAGAGATAGTTACGGAAACATAGTAACTACAAGAACGCATAAAAGATATCTGTTAAAAAAGATTACTAAGAAAACTCCTAAACATATCAAAGGAAAAGATATGGACGGAAGAGCATTTGAGATTAGAACTGTAGAACCTTTTGATTACCAAATAAGAAAAATATATTAATTATTCGTCTGGGTCCCAATCTTTTATATTCCTAAAAAACATATAGTAATGTCTAAAGTCTTTTAGTTGTTGTTTCGCATGGAACATTTCTAATGGCACACCGTCACCGTGTTCTACTAAAGGAAAATAATACCTTTTTATAATACGTTCTAATTTTTTAGTATCTGCACCTAAGGCATCCAAGACTATATTATTAAATTCTTTATCTGTTACTAAATCTACAAGCCAATAATGATATGGATTTTCTGGATTATATCTTCTTGTAACTTCTCGACTTTCATAGTATAAGGCTCTTACAGGATTCATTCCTGGTCTATAGGAGTTCATTACTTCCTTAAATCTAAAACTTTCATGTTCTGTAGATTGATTCTTCATTACACGAGCATAGTCTTTTTTCATTGCTTTTTTAAGAGATTCGATATTTTCGCCAATCTTTTGGTGATACTCTTTTAAAAGTCTTTTAAATATTTTTTGATACTTTGCAGGTAACTGGTCATAATAAATCTCCCGTATGTCATTTATTTCAATAGCACCTTCTAATAATGTATGTGGGATTGTCTTAGTTCTTTGAAACTTGTCTAATTCGGTAGTTATCCGCAAAACAACAAAATCGATAATTTCGCCTTTGCTCATATCGTATATTTATCAAGTATGAATATTTAATATTGTATGCAGTTTTTCAGTACCACCGTTTTTGTATAATGTTACTTTAGCACCATTATGTAAGGGTTTAGGCCATTGACCTATATCTACCCAGGCATAACCGGCACTCTCTCCATTAAGTTTTGGTGGTTGAAATTCTTTATCTACTACATATACGAAACTGTAGTAATAAAAATTTTGATCTTTACTTTGGTATACATCTATAGGATTTAGTTTTTGTAGTTCTGGAACGAACCCAATCTCTTCGTCTAATTCTCTAGTAATACATTGATAAGGAGATTCTCCTCTTTCAATAATGCCTCCCCAAAAACCCCAAGTATGATTAAATCGTTTGTTGCCTTCTCTTAATTGCAACATACATCTACCTGTGTCTTTAGCAAGGAATACTACTCCTGCCGCTGTTATAGTCATGTTATAGTGTTAGTCTCCAGAACCCTGGATTATATTCTCCTTCATAACTACTTATCCATGTTCCGTTATTCCACTTGTACTGACTGGTTGTAAATGTATTAATTACTTGTTGTTCTACTTCATTGGCACTAGAATCAAATACCACAGTCCACTTAGAACCGTTATACTGTATAATATCGTTAGCAGAAGCATCTATGTTCCAATTAGGCATGCCTACGTTGTCTATGGACTCTGTAATTAAATATCGCTGATCTACAGCCGCCGCGGCTAATGTTCCGTCTCCCGGATATGATGCTCTAGGATCTATAATTTTATCTACTGCTGTTAATGTTGTTGATGGTAAGGTTTCTGTATCTATATTAAATATTAATGAAGTTTCACTTAGAGGATTTGCGACTACACTACCTATTACTTCTCCTAGGAGATCATCGCTATCATTACCTATATTTAATTTTAATAAACTGGTGGCTGTTAGTTCTCCCACCATATCTATAACATCAGACCATTTTTGAGGCACACCAGCAGAATTTACTAGAGTTGCTCCACTACCTACAATTTGTACATAGTAATCATTAGGTGTAACAACTATTTCTGCAGTATCGTCTATACTGCCAAAGAAGTCTGCATAGTCTTCACTAAATCCTAATGTACCTATATCTTGTGTTGAATGCACATCTGCAATTATACGTTGTATAATACTTTGTCTTTTAATTTTTGCTGGAGGTGAAATCCAAATAGGTATAGCAAATGTTAAAGTTGATATATCAATATTTTCATCTACACCTGCAGGTATTCCTCTACTGCTCCAAGCAATGTCAGTAAGTTCTACTTCAAATACACTAGACCAATCTAAAGGATTATCGTTACTTTGCAACTGAATACTTGGATTAAACAATACAAATATTTGTTCTAATACTTGTAGTTTTGTGTCGGTATTGGTAGTCCATAAATCAACTTGTAAAGTCATGTTATATGGAACTGGCATATATCTTTGTGTAGTAAATAAATTACCTTGTTCAGAAGTATAGTTACCTGTTTTGTTATCCCATTCTCTTTCTGCTACTTGATTAGTATCTACTAAGAATGGTTCATGAGTTCTATCTCTTGCAGGTTGAATACTAGCAATATTTACACTTATAAAAGGAGCACTATTAATAACATTTTCTGAGTTATTACGCAATATACTTGCTACCATTCTTTGTGCATCACCATATCTTGCAGGTACACGATTATATTTAATACCGTTTTTAGTATTTTCTTTTACCTTAAAATTTGAGAATATTCTTATGAGCTGAAGCAGATATCTTTTTATCTGTTCGTCATACCAATAGTCTAAGTTTTTTCCTGCCATTTTAGTAGCCTTCCATCTCCATTTCAAGTTCGTCAATCTTGTTTGTTACATCTCTAATTGCGTCTTTAAAAACTTCTTCTAATTCGTATATCTCACTTTCTAATTTATTCTTTGCACTATATACTTGTCTTTCATAGTATTCATCTAATTCCAAACCATTTTCTTCAGCAAGTGAACCTAATTTAGAAACAATTTCTACATGTGTATCTACATACTTTATAGTTTTAGTAATTTCTCTGGCAGATCTTAATGCACTTTCTAAGTCGAATTTTTTATCTTCTAACTTATCAATTACTTTTTGATTCTCATGTAATGTTTTTATTTCATTAAATTTCATTTTAATTATCCGTTTTAGGCTTTAATACTTTACTCAAGTTTTGTCTTTCTTTAATCGCTTCACCGTCGTTTGTATTTGTTAAATTGTCGTTATTAATAAATCCTGTTAATATTCTGTTAGCCGCTGACCATACGCCTCTACTATCTGTTCCAACATTAAGCCAACGTGTTCCAGATTTTTTAAATAATCTATTAGGACTAAAGTCAGTTCTAAGAAAATAATCTCCATCATTAGTATTACTAGTTGGGAATGATGTACCACTACCTACTAAACTAATACCGTTAATAGGCGTACCATCTCCAGCCGCAAAATCTAATGTAGGTGATGGTTTACCTGGTACGGTTTCATCAAAATATAGATGTGCAGTATTTCTAAATTGAGGATCGTAAGGTACATCACGCTCTGCTTGTTCTAATATTTTGTCATTAATATTTATTTCGTTAGCATAGGTGCTTATTAAGTTTCTTAAATCTTCTTCCTCTTCTCCAGTACCTAGAATATCTCTGTACTCTTGTGAATCTGTTATAGGACCTAGTTTTACTCTCCACAAGTGAGACCACCATCTTGGATCATATCCTTCTGCCGGTCTACTACCGTCTGTTACGACATAAAATCTGTTAATTGCTTCTTCACTACCTAGTAATAAGTCGTCTCTTAAATGAGGTAATTCTAAAACATCGCCTGGCATAAGTTTTCTACCAATTGCTTCTATCATACTTTCTGTGTGAAAGTTCATAAACAATGTATCGTTTGCTAAAAACATTCCAAATTGTGTTAAATCAAATGCATCGTTATCGCCTAAATTATATTGGCCACGCATTTCATAGATATCATCACTATATTTTCTATCTCTATTCTCAAGGAATAGTAAATCCTGTATAAAGACTTCTGAGTCATTACTTGCACTAGAAGGTCTTGTAGGGTCATTTTCATCTACAGTTTCGTGTACTCCTAAGTATTTGTGTATGTGTACACCGGTACCACCTGCGTAGATATGCTCACCCACAATACGATCAATGAAAGTGTAATCATTTGTTTTATTCGGATTCCATAAACTTATTCTTGGCATACTACTATTTATCGGTATGACAAGATTGATCATAAAAAAATTAAAGCATAATATTATGCAGATAAATATTGACATGACAGCAGTTAGAGGTGCAAGACCTATAAGAAATAAAGAACTATCTGATTTCCATTTTCACTTGGATAAAAACGATATCGCTATTCCTTCACTGGAAAAATATAGTACAGTATGGAAAGAGTGGATAAACTTTAGTGATACAAAAAGTTTAAAAGGTTTAGAAAGTTTTAAACATGCAGATTATACGCAAGGCACAAGTCAAGCATTTGATAATTTTATTTTAAGACATAGTAAAGATAGAGAAATTTTAGTGTTGCAGGGAGACTTTCAATATCATGCATGTTTAGGTAAACATGTAGAGTTTAAATATATAGATTATCCTCATCATTTAGAAGGCATTATAAAAGGACCTGGATTACATGCATTATTAATAAGTGCCCCTTTTAGTGACTTTGGATGTATGCACCCAGATTTTGAACAACTTATGAAAATATGCAATGTTATGGATATACCTGTGTGTTTGGATTTAGCATATTGGGGTATAAGCAAACATGTACACATAGACTTAAATAACTTTCCTGCTATTAAAGAAGTAACATGCAGTCTTAGTAAGCCTTTTTTCACACTAGAAAACCATAGAGTAGGTATTAGATTTACACGAGACTATGTAGATGACGGTATTAGTATGCTTAATGAAGTAAAAATGGCAAATAATTATAGTATGGCATTAGGCGTAGAGTATATGAGACACTTTAGTCCTGATTACAATTGGCAGAAGTATATATTACAGTATGAACATTTATGTAAAGATATGGATTTAGTGTATAGTGACAGTATTATTTTTGCATTAGGAGATGCAGAAAGACATGCAGAATTTAATCGAGGTATAGAAGGAAATTATAGAGTCTGTATTTCAGAATATCTTAGTGACTGTTAAATAAATAGTAGCAACAGAAACACACAGGAGTCGTATAAATGATAGTAAATTCCCACAACGATTGGGACCCATTAGAGGAAATAATCGTTGGACATGCCCACCATAGTAGAATAGCAACTGATATTTCAGCAAGAAGTTTTAGTTATGCACCCTTCAAGAAGGAAGATGTAGAAAAATTAGAAGGCACTTACCCGCAATGGGTAATAGATGAAGCCAATGAAGATGCAGACGGACTTGCAAAAGCACTTGAAGATTTAGGCGTAGTAGTACGCAGACCTAAAATTATAGATTGGGATAATGTAAATTATGATATTGGCCAAGGTTGGAACACAAAAGGCTGGTATAGTTGGTGTCCAAGGGATTTAATATTACCATTAGGCGATATGCTTATTGAAACTCCTACTCCAGTAAGAGCAAGATACTTTGAAACAAAATTATATGAGGATATAATGTATGAAGCATTTGAAGACGGAGCATTGTGGTTACAAGCACCTAAACCAAACTTACATGATGACATGTTCCAATTTGAGGACATTGCAGACAAGCCGACATTACTTAACCATGAGATATGTTTTGATGCTCCTAATATTGTTAGAGTCGGTAAAGATTTATTATATCAAGTTTCAAATTCAGGAAACATGAAAGGCTACCAGTGGTTAAAACGTTTAGTTGAGCCTATGGGTTACAAAATGCATTATAGTGAACTATATAGTTTTGCACATTTTGATAGCACTATTGTTCCACTAAGACCAGGATTAGTATTAATGAATAGTAGTAGGGTAACACCTGATAACTGTCCTGAGATGTTTAAGAAGTGGGATAAGATATGGTTTGATGATTGTGTAGTACAAGGTAGCAAGTTAGCAGAAGAAGGTTATATGCCTCCTTGCTCACCATACATTGGAATGAACTTACTAAGTGTAGATGAGAATACAGTAGTGTTAGACTCAGCACAAGAACCTCTAATGCGAGAACTTGACAAGTACGGTATAGATAGTGTACCTGTACAGTTTAGACATTCTATGACGCTCTCTGGCGGCATACATTGTGCTACTTTAGATCTAAGACGTAAAGGTACATTAGAGAGTTATTGTGATTAAGTACGGAAAGATTGATAATTTTGGAATCACAAACGAGCAAATGAGTCAATTGAACTTTGACGATTACTTCCAATGTTATCAACAAACACCTGCTGTAGAACAATACTACACAGAACACAATAGTAGTATATGGCAAATGTTTGAACAATCTCCACAATGGGTACATGACTTAGCAAAAAAGATACCACAAGACTTTGATCATCATGTTGTAAGTGTAA